AATGCGCCGGAGCCAATAGCCCACAAGTTTGACGTGAGTAAATTTGTTCCAATCGAGGGAGATCTATACGGAATTCGTATGGAAGAACGTGAGTTTTCGAAACTTGGATTGGTCAAAGCTAAAATCGCTACACTTGATGGACCGTTGGTAGGTTCTATAACATCGTCGTCGAAAGACCCAAAAATATCTTTTGGTACCTTGATACATGATGCAAAACTATTTGGATATTTGATTTATCATGGTTCTACTGAAGGTGGATTTTCTGGCGCTCCTTATATGACCGGAAATCAAATTGCTGGAATTCATTCGGGGGGAGGCCAATTAAATTTTGGTTTGAGCGCTTCTTACATTCAAGCTCTCTTAACGAAACCTGAAGATACTGCGGAGTGGTTGACCAAAGTGAAACGGAAACGTGGATCCTTGAGATACCAACGAAATAAGTATAATCCCGATGAAGCCATAGTGTTTGTGGACGGTCGATTCCATACAGTGGACTTGAAAGTAGTGCAAGGTGAAATAGAAGTGCAAGGTCAAGGTCCTTACGATCAAAAAGTATTATATCCTGATTATGAAGGTGAAGTAAACGTTAATCCTAGTTTCCCTCCTCAATACAAAGAAGAAGCAGAAGTTGTTTCAACGATGATAAATGAGGCGGTTAGTGAAATAACGTCAAAAAACTTGGAAGTGGCCGAGCAGGAATGCTCGGCCAGTCAGGCAGAAGAATACATGAAGATGTACAACAGCATGATGGAACGAATGAACGAAGCAACGATGTTGTTGCAATCATTGCAGAATTCGGTAAGCGATCGTTACCGCGAGAACCAATTGTTGGTAACTCAACTGAAGAAAAGCGACGAAGGGAGGAAGGTAGTGGTGGACGAAATAGAGAAGCTGAAGAAAGAGCTGACCGAAATCAAAACCCTCAAAACCTTTGTGAATGTCGAAGCGTCTTCAGTGAAGGAGATTCCGAAATCTGTAAAGAAAGCTTTGAAACGGAAAGAAGTGTTCAGTTTGGGCAATTCGATAATTCAGAAGCTGACCGAGTTAGGTTTGGACATAAACGATGTGGGAACGGCGATCGATCAGTACAAGGCGAACAAATTGGCTGCGGCAGAACCTGTTGGAAATGCCGAAACCATTCGTGCGACTTTGATCGAGGCTGCGAACATGCCGAAAGCCGGACCATCGACCAGCAAGGACT